GGCAGCGGAGAAGCGGCCCTTACTCTCCCGGTAGTCTCTCTGGATGTCGGGGAAGTCTCTATCCTCCCGGTCGAGGACGGCCAGAGCTATGATTTTCGCCTGCGCTACGTCAAAAAGGACGGCTCCCGGGGCCCGTGGTGTACGACCGAAACCCATGTGGTGGAGGGGAAGACGGCGCCGCCGGAGAATGTTAGCGGGTTTAATGTTTATCAGGTGCAGAACGTGGTGAACTTTTCCTGGACTATAAACCCCGACAGAGATATTGCCGGGTATGAATTGCGCTACGGCGCTCCCGGGATTGCCTGGGATGATGCGATTTTGATTACGACAGTGACTCAAGCCACTTCCTTTGCCACACCCATGCTGCCCGCGGGCACCATGGATTACCTGATTAAGGCCATAGACACCTCGCCTGGCCCCGATGGCCGTGGCAACTATTCGGTCACCGAATCCCGCAAGCAATTCAAGGTCATGAATTTCTATGAGATCCTCCTGGACGATGTCTACGCCCCGCTTTGGCCCGGCACGCTGACTAATTATGTTCGTAACCCCCTGACCGGCAACCTGAACCCGGCAGACCAGGCTTTAGCCAACGAGAATAATTTTGACCTGTTTGATCATTACGTCGTCAACCCCTATCCCACCTCCAGTTATGAACCTCCGGAAATTGATTTGGCGGCTGACATAGGTGCCCGGGCCTGGAGCCGGATTTATAGTCAGTTAGGGCCTGGCGAGGGCGGGATTAACGCTCCTGCGCTTTACTTCGATTATAAGCTTGATGGCGGGAGTTATGGTGGGTTTGCAGAATGGTCTATCGGCTCGGTAGTGGCCCGGTATCTTAAATTCAAACTGATAAATAACAACACCGCGGGGCTGGTAAAACTGACGGATTTCCAGCCGGTTCTTGACAAGGCCCTTTAGGAGAGAGTTATGACAGTAGGAACCTTTCGCCAACCAAATCACGAAACCATCGGCCTGGCCGGGTCTGATTATAAAGACGATATCGACAACTCCATCGCCGCTATGGCCCGGCTCGCCGCCGCCTTCGCCCCGCATGAGCAGGACACCCCGGATATGACCGTGCGGGTGGACCCCGGTCCAGTTTGGGTGAGCGGAACCTTGACCGAAAAGGCTGCCCAGGACTCAGCCACGATTACCGCCCCAGACACTTACCCCAGAATAGACCGGGTGGTTAAGGATTCGCTGACAGGCGTAATCTCGGTTATTGCCGGCACCCAGGCCGCTTCTCCCGCCGCTCCGGCTATAACTACCGGCAAGGAGCCGATCTGCCAGGTACTTCTGCAGACCACTACCACGGCTATTGACAACACCATGATCACCGATGAGCGGGTTATCGCTGGAGGTAGTAGCGAATCCCACAAAGTCGGCGGCATTTATTTGGATACTACGGGCGTAAACCCAGCCACAACTTTAGGATATGGGACTTGGGTACTTAACGATGTGATCGTTTATCCACATTCGCAATACCCCCCGGCCCAGAGCGATACCTATGTAAAAGCAACGTCGAAAACTAATACAAGCTATTGGCCGTACTATGCCACCGATCCAACCTTACCTCTAACTGGTGCCCCCAATCAACCAAGTTCTTGGCAGGCTATCGTGATTACGAATCAGCGTTTCCATATAGATCTGGGCGCTGCTATTGCCATAACCCGATTGTATTACGAAAACTATCATGCAACAGGCGGTACTACGAACGCAGGAGCAAAAGAGTTTACAGTATGGGGTTCTAACGATGCTGCCGCTTTCGCTGAACTTACATATAATACTGATACTAATTGGACGCAACTACCGTGTGATATTTCACAATTCTTGCAGCATATCGCTGTTGATCAAGCTGACCCGCATTATGTTAATATTACTAACAGCGAAGCTTATCGGTATTATGCTATTAAAATAGCTAATAATTGGGGTAATGCTACTATATTGGGTGTGAGGCGTTTCGAGTTGCAAACCAGAGATATTTTTGATTGGAAGAGGTCTGCATAAATGGGCCGCATATGGTTATCAAGAATAATTACATTTTTCAACTGGAGGCAATATGAACGAAACTACGAATTTCGGATTTCCCAAGCCTGCCAAGGGCGACACTGGCGACACGGCTTTATCGGCATATAATGCAGCTTTGGATGATGCCGACAGTGCAATTAAAACCTATGTGGATAATACCATTGTAGCACAAGGGGTCACCAACGGCGATAGCCACGATCATGCGGGCGGCGATGGGGGGCAGATTGATCATGCGAGTCTTGCCAACAAGGGCGCCAACACTCATGCACAGATAGATACACATCTTGGCAACACCTCCAATCCGCATAGTGTGACAAAGGCTCAGGTCACCTTGGGCAACGTTACTAACGATGCCCAATTAAAGCGGGCGGCGGGGGATTTTGCCATCTTTACCGAAAAACCGACCCCGGTCGATGCTGATGTGATTTTAATAGAAGATTCAGAGGAAGCGGGAGCAAAGAAGAAGGTACAACTCATTAATCTGCCCTTTAGTTCAGCAATCGGACAGATAGACGGTGGAATTTCTACCTCTAATTATGGAGGCACTGCAAAAATTGATGGAGGTACGGCTTAATGGCTACTCAAATACAGGTCAGGCGAGACACCGCCGCGCATTGGGGGACAGCAAATCCTATTCTGGCAGACGGTGAGTTTGGGCTAGAGACGGATACTGGGAAAGTTAAATATGGGGACGGAATAAATACTTGGAGTAATCTTTCGTATTTAAGCGTCCCTTGGGGCAATATCACTGGCAGCCTGAGTGACCAGGCTGACCTATATGCAGCCCTGAGCAGTGCAATCTCTTTCGTTTATGCCATACCCGGCGAGATGCAGCCTATGGGCGGCCCTGGGGCGGGTATGGGTATCTGTCCCACCGACAAATTACCTCCCGGCATGGTCCCGATGGCCAACTATGAGTTCCCGTCCAGCCCCACTTTCGGCAATTACGTTGACCAGACCGGCTCGATCATGTGCTACCACCCCCAAAGTTGGATGAAAATAGGCACCGGGACAAACGGGTTAGCGGTGAATGTTTTCGACTTCAAGCCAGCCTCATATTTTGCCGACGAAACTGCGGCCAATGCCGCCGGGTATTGCCTGCCCCGGAATTTTATTGATGGTAGCGTAAAACTGCCGGGCAAATTTTACGACAAGTATAAAGCGTCCGAAATACCGTGGGGTACGGGCTATATTTGCGGATCGGTGAAAAATGGCCTGCCATTGTCCACTGCTGCCGACCATAACCCTATGGGGCATTTGACCGCGGCGGGTGGCGTCAATGCCTATTACAAGGCCATAGATTGCGCCCATGCCCGGGACGGGGTCGATGGTGCAGTAAATCCCAACTCCAATTACCACGTCCTGTCTCGGTTTGACCATGCCTATCTCTGGATGATATCCATTGCCCACGGTCAGGCCGCCACCTCAACCGCCTGGTGCGCCTGGTATGACCCGACCGGAGTGGCCAATTTCCCCCAGGGTTGTAACAACAATGCATTAGGGAGTGTCGATGTTGCTGGGATAACCTGGACCTCTGATGGCTATTCCAACTGCGCTCTGACCGGCTCCGGTGTCCCATTTGCGAAAACCACCCACAACGGCCAGGAGTGCGGGGTAGCCGATCTTAATGGCCTGATGTACGAAATTTCCATCGGCATGACCTGTATCGCCACGACTGTGGCTATCACCGGTATGAGCCGGGAGAATCCCTGTCACATCACCTGGGCGGGGCACGGGCTGAGCAATGGGGGTTATGTACAAATCGATGGTATTACTCAGGCTGACTGGTCCGGGTGTAAAGATAAAATTTGGGCGGTTACGGTAGTCGATGAGAATACCATCACCATCCCGTTCGATTCCTCCGCCTTTGGCACGGCTTATGACGCTGGCACCGATCCCGGCACGATCACCAAAGGCACCTTCTACGCCGCCAAACAAGCAAGCCGGATGGCCGCTTTCACTTCTGGCAATACCCTGGCGACTGACCATTGGGGCGCTACCGGCTGCGCTGCCATGATGGACACGTTCGTGCCCGCGTTTGAAACGTCTGGAGGCGGGGCTTTTGGGCAGCGGTTTGGTAGTGGAGTTAATCAGGTATTCTCGGAGGCCGTCAGCGGGGATGGTTATCTATTAACCGGCCTGGGCTGCCCCAAAGACGCCGGCGGCATCGACACGAGCGGGACCAGCCTATACGGCAAGGATTACTATTACCAGTATATCCGAAACGAACTCTGCGCTCTGGCCCTTGGTTCTTGGTACAATACGACGTATGGGGCCCCGGTTACTTGGCTTGGAACCACGGCCGGGCGGGCTCGAACAGCGGCGTGTCTTGGCGCTGCGCCTGTCCCCCTGTACAGGCCTCGTGATAACGAGGCCATAATGAGCACTCATAGCGAACCCAGATTATATCGGAAGTTGGTAGAGTTTTTAAAGCTTCTAAACATCTATCTCAACCATTTTCCTAAGCATGAGAAGTATGCCTTATGTAACACTATCAGGAATACCGCTTATGGAATTTATGATCTCATCACCGAAGGGGAGAAACGCTATCTTAAGAAAACCACCTTAACCAATCTGGACATCACCCATGAGAAGTTGCGCATGCAACTCTTCCTGGCTTATGAGTTGGGGTATTTCCGGTTCCAGGACGGTAAACAAACCGACGAACACTTTCTGGAACGGGAAGAAAAGCGCTACCAGGCCATCACCGCCTTAAACGATGAGATCGGCAAGATGATCGGCGGTTGGATCAAGAAATTAAAAGACGACAACCGTTGGAATTAGCATTATGGGTAATCTATTAATATGCGCTCTGGCCCTTGGTAATTGGAACAATACGACGAATGGGGGCCCCGGTTACTTGAATTGGAACAACAACCGGACGAACTCGAACAACAACGTGTCTTGGCGCTGCGACTGCATTTCCTCAAACCGCTCTAAGCGGATAGTGGACGAACAGGGATAGGTTATCCAGCCTTGGGCGAAATCGGGAAAAACCTTCTTTTTGGTAGGGCAACCGAAGACCAGAAGGACTTTATGAAACGATATGGTAATTTATTTGAGCAGGCCTTCAGTAAAGAAAACCTGTACCAGGCTTATCTCGACGCCCGTCGAGGTAAGCGGGGCAAACGGGCCTGCTTTGAGTTTGAAATAAATCTCGGGGCCAATCTGGCCGGCCTTTATGAAGAGATTCACGCCGGCAGGTACCGTCCCCAGCCTTACTTCAATTTCATGGTTTATGAGCCCAAGCCGCGGCTGATTTATGCACCGGCCTTCCGGGATATCGTGGTGCAGCACGCCGTCTACCGGGTGATCTATCCTCTCTTTGACCGGACCTTCATTAACTCATCTTTTGCCTGCCGTAAGGGCTACGGCACTCACAAGGCCAGCACCTACACCCAGCAGGCCCTCCGGCACTATGATGGCGATGCCTATATTTTAAAGCTCGATGTCCGCAAGTTTTTCTACTCCATCGACCGCCAGCTCCTCCAGGATCTGATCGAGCACAAGATCAAAGATGTTCGCCTGGTCGAGATGATGATGCTGTTTGCCGATACCGGAGAGCCCCTGGGGATCCCCATCGGCAATCTCTTGAGCCAGCTCTATGCCCTGATCTATCTCAATCCTGTGGACCATTTTGTTAAACGTGTTTTGGCGGTGCGGCATTATGTCCGCTATGTGGATGATATGGTCCTGGTGGGCCTCAGCCGCGACCAGGCATTATGCTGTAAGGCTCTTATAGTTGATTTTCTGAAAACCAACCTGCATCTGGAATTATCCAAATCCACGATTCAGAGGCTCAAGCGCGGCGTCAATTTTGTCGGCTATCGCACCTGGAAGACCAAAAGAATCATCCGGAAGTACAGTCTCTATAAGTTTGGCCGCAGATTAAAGTCTGGTGACCAGGCGGCAGTAATCTCACTGCTCGGGCACGCCAAGGGCACCGACTCCTTGGCGTATATGCTGGGGCTGATCAGCAAAGCGCCGCATTTCATTAAATTACCCCGGACCTATAAAAAATTACAAAGGGAGATGACATCATGACCCCAGAAGAACAACTTAAAATTTATGGCCAGGTGTTGACTGGCGAAGAAACTGAACTGGAATTAACCAAACTCCAGCGTTGCCAGTACCTCAAAGAAAAGCTCCGGCGCAAGTTAGACCTGATTCCCCTGGGGGATAGCAAGGACTTAATCACCGACCTGACCAGGGGCGTTATCCTTGGCTGGGCCATTAGCCGGGGCATCGTGACCGACCCGGCGGTCCTGGCCCGGTTTGATGCAGCAGTCACCGCCCAGGTGGAGTTCTACGGCGGGGCGGAATTTATCGTAGGGAT